TTCCCCCAACTCACCCTTTCCACGTAATCAACGCATCCAGGACTGATTTTTTCATCCTTACAGAACTCCGACCAGCACTCCTGCAATTCTTTGAGGTTCTGAGCGTCAAACTGCGTCTCGTCTCCACCGTTGAAGCCAATGTTATAGGTTCCTCCTCCGGATTTAACTACTCCTTTGCTTGCCTCTCGTAATGTCACACTACATCACCCGCCTTTCTTAATGCACACTTAGTACATACCGCACCGTCAAGGTGTGATGCCTTAACAACTCCTGCGTCCTCCGGTCTCTGCCAGCAGAGTGTCCCGCATTCCGGGCAACGTACCTTTTTCCAACCAGGTTTTCCCTCCGGTCCGTTTATTACCAGTGGCATACACAACCAGCCACCTCGATCTGTAGCCTTTCTCGGTTCTAACTTCATGTTCACTCTGCCGCCTCCATTTCTTCCAGCTCTCTGATAACTCTCTCTACCGCATATTTTCCATTATTGTTGAGCTGTCTCTGCCATGCACCTACCGACGGTGCCCATCTGAACCCATTGCTTTTCAGAATATCTCTTACCTCCGGTTCCGGCTTTCCTTCAAAGAACAGCTGGATTCTCATAGCCTCCACATTCTCCTTGACCTTGAAAAACTTATTCTCGCTCTCCTGTGTTCCCTGGGACTTCGTTTTCTGCAGGCTCTTGATTCTTCCTTCCAATCTTCGGATATTGGCGTTGTTGTTCGCCAGCATATAGTCCGGAAAACCGATTCTTCCGCAGAAGTCCGGTTCTCTCAGCTGGGCGATCTGTTCGTCTGTATATCCCATGTCATGCAGCGTTGCATCGCCTTTTTCTTTGTCCTTCATACGGATTGCTTTGTTGGCCTGCTTCATTCTCTCCTGGTCCTCTCTCAATCCGTCAACCTTATCCTGCAGCTTCTCGATTGCGTTCTCATCATCAGACTTGATAACGTCCTTGCCATAAAAAATTGCCTCAATCTTTCCAAGGATTGCCTCAACTTCTTTATAGTCCTCATGGTTCTTATCCCATGCCGCTACCTGCTTTTCCTTCTTTTTGACCGGGAAGTTTCCTGCTCCGGAAATCATTACCGACGGACACATCATGCCGATCTGAATATCCTTGTTGATGTTCTGAGCCAGTCGTCTCGAATATCTCTCGCAGAGCTTCGACACTCTTTCTTCTTCGGTCGGTCTTGCCTCGATTACCTTCTCTGCCAGCTCGTATGCCTTATCGACCTGTGCCTTGTAACCAGCAGTCTTGCTCCCGGTCTTATACTCGCTGAATGACATCATATCGTTTGCCGTCTTTGCTCCGGCCTCATTGATACTGAAATACACTCTTTCCATTACGCCACCTCCAAATACTCACCGATTTTCTCAATATCCAGCTTTACTACCGGATATGTGCAGTAACCGCTTTTTACCATTCTGCCGGTGGCCTGCCCGAAACCGTGCTGCTTGATAAACTCCATCGCCCAAGGGCAATTATTCGTGTCGATCACTGTCTCATCCTCTGCAAGTCCGCTTCCTGCGATACATACCGTGATTCTTGCAATAGGTCCGTCCTCGTTGTTCCAAATCTCGATTGCCCTGCTGTTGTCTGCCTGGTATCTTGCCACTTGCAGGAAGCAATCCTTATACACCGCCCATTCTGTCTTAACCTCTAATAATGCCATAGCCTTACGCCTCCTTCTTTGCTTCTCTGATCCGCTTTGTCTTAATTGCACCGTCAACAATGCTCTGCAACTCTCTTGCTGTCAGTCCTGCGTAGTTATTCATATCAACCTCTTCCTGGCCGATCCCTGCTCTTTCGAGCTGTCTCTGAAAATAACCCATATCGCCGTCGTAGTCGTACACCTGTTCACCTCCTAACACCCGATCACTTTTCTTGCTATGCTTTTTATCTCATTTCTTACGTCAAGGCTTTTCATCATCTGCTCGAACTTCTCCTCCGTGTTGGCTTTCATATATAGCTCGTTGACTTTTTCTATCGTCTCCTCAAGTTCCATATCACCAACAGCAAGAAGTCCTTCTCTTATTTTTATTGTGTCCAACTGAGCCAGCAGCTCTCTTCTCTCTCCGTCCAGCTTTTCCATTTTCTCTGCTACCGGGAGCATCCCTCTAATTACGCCAAATCCAAACTGCGTATAAAGAGTTTTCATCTGATCCTTACCGGTCGTGTCATTGATTGCCGGATGCCAGGTGTAAACCGCCTCGATAACCTTGTATTCTTCATCTACAACTGATTTACCAATCATTTCCTCAAATTCTGCCTTCATCATATCTGCTCACCTCCTATGCTGCTTCTAAGATTCTCTCGACATCTTCTCTTCTCTGACGCATCATCGTCATTGCCATTACCTTGTCAATCTGACCGGAAGTGAGGCTTACGATGAAATCTGCCACCTGGTTGCTCAGCTTATACACTTCCTCATATAGTCTGTCTGCCTCAACTTCGTAGCTGTCTGATTTTTCCATATCCAGGTGTTCTTCTTCCATCCAATACTCTGACTGGTTCTCGGCTTCTTCCATTTCAGCCTCTAAAGCTCTTAACTTCTTCAATACTTCCTTCATACAAATACGCTCCTTTCAAATTTGCGAACTGTGTTTCACGTGAAACACTCATTTGCGAGTTGTACAGGTAAAAAAATTTACCTAGAACATTTTTTTCATTTCCTCAGCCTTCTCTTCGAGGCCGTTGCTTTCAAGAATCCAAAGGTCAAATCGAACTGCCTCGTCGGTGAGTTCGCAACCGCAGTCACTCAGACTGTAAAGCTCGTCGATGATTTCACCCACCATCCAGTTATTTCCTGCAGCTACCATAGCTGTTGCAATGCTCTGAACTTTTGCCTGGCAAAATCTCCATTCATCTGAATGCAGGTCGCATTTCTCTCTTTCTTCCAGTGCTTCTCTATAATCTTCTCTGTTATACATAACCACTACCTCCGTATGTTTTATTTGTTGTTTGATTATGTATATATTATACTTCGCAACTGCGTATTTGTCAATAGGTTTACTTCTATTTTGCGTATTTTATTGAGATTTTTTTACGAAAATCTCGTAACCGAGAGCCGCTACCATCTTCGCGAAGCTATCGTATCTCATGCTCTTAGCGTTTCGATTGAGAGACTGGCTGATGTTCTGTCTCGTAATTCCCATTCTGTCCGCTAAATCCTGCTGGGTCATTTTCTCTTCGTCCAGGATGCAGCGGATCGTCTCCTCTGCATTCGCCGCTTTAATCTCCATCTATTTTCTCCTTTTCTTCTGTCTGACTGTTACTCTTGCCTTTGCAACCAGCACGCCGGTCTTTGTTCTTTCCGGATCAGCGAACCTTAACCGGCTTCTGTTCATTTCCAGGTTTTCTTCATTGTCTATCAGTACCAGGTTCTCTATGTTGCAGTTGTCCTTGTTTCCGTCCAGGAACGATACCATCTTACCTTCGGGAACTGGTCCGTTATGTTCTTCCCATACCGCCCTATGAACAAACTCGAACCTCTCCCATTGTGGACCGGTTTCTTTAACCTTCCGGATAAGATAGCCGTCTGTCGTATGTGTGTACTCGCCTACTTCCATGTGGTTTGCCGGGACATCGCCTTTCTTAAACATCGTCGCCCTGCACTTCTCGTATTGCTCTTGGCTCATTGGCTTTCCCTTGTTGGCTGGAACGTGTCCTTTTTCAAACCTGCAGTCAACGCCGCTGATGATGTCGTGGTTCTTCTTGTATGCCTTGCACTGCTTCTCGCTGAACTCTATTCCAAAATGTGCTGACACCAGTTCTGCAATCTCCTTCGTCTTTCTCCCTGTCGCAATGCTCCGAATGTAACTTTCCATTCCTTCCGGATATTTGGGAGAGTACCCCTTCGGAAACCCGCCGTTAGTTCCGCTCTTTATGCCGTACCGGTTCTTCGCATTCTTTATCACTGCATCGGAAAACACCATTCCGTACTTCTTATCGAACCCCTGCTGATTTATCAGCTCTGTAACCTGTTTCGTGGTTCTGCCTGGAACATTCTCACGCAGCCAGGCAATCACTTCTTCGGGCCAGCCTCTCATTTATGGTTCGCCCCCCCCCGCATGAACTTCGAGCATTTCCGGAACCGCTTTCTGTCTTTCGTACCCATACTCGTCCATGTGTTTCATCGCCTTGTACTGCAGCTCTCCGTTTTTGATGATCTGCTCGCTAATGTCGCATATAGCATCGGTTCTCTTTAACTCGCTTTCCAGCTCTTCTCCTGTCAGATCATCGTCTCCCAACTTTTCCAGCTGAGCGAACAGGTGGTTATTCAAATCTCCTAATGTATTCTTCATATCTTGCCTCCTAATCGCATCCGTGGCATTCTTCGCAACTTCTTCTCTGCCACAATCCTTCATCATCCTTGTATAAGCATTCGCTCTCGCCCCAACACTCCACGTATGTTTCATAGGCTTCGTTACTGCACATATCGCAATAGTCTCCCTCAACGATTTTTCCACCTCTGTAAACTCTGTAGCCGTCGTTGCTTCCCATATCTTCATCCGCCCACCAATGTTCTATTGTGGCTTCCGGGTACATTTCCGACAATTTGAGCATGATCGGTTCCGGGTTACTCCAGGCTGTCTCAAATTCTATCGTATCCTCATCCCTCTGTTCGTTGCTATATGCGTTCCACTTCGTACCCCAGTATTTTGTACACCAGTCGTACCATGTGGTACAGCCGTATTTTTCATAATTTTCAATGTATGTCTTGCCTTTTTCGTACATCTCTATCTTTTTTGCCTCAGTCTCCTTGTAGGCTTTCGTCATAGCCCTGTTGAAGATTTCTCTGAGCCAATCTTCCTGCTTTGAAAACAGATTGCCAATTATTCTTTTTGCCGTTTTCATTTTTTCTGCATCGAGACACCCTACTGGAATTGTGCATTTTTCTGTCAAATAGTACATTGCGCATTCATCTGTCATGGAGCCACTTTCGATATTCAAGCTCTCCGGCATAAGAATAATTTTATTAAAATCAAAGCATCTCTTTCCATCTTCCTCTACAAATAATGGCAGGTTTGTAATTCCTTCCATTTTCACTACATTCTTTACATGATTTGGCATAATCTTATCCTCCTAAATTTAATTCCGGTCGCTCGCAATTTCTGCGACCGTTCTCTCTAAAATCTTAAACTTCTCCGGGTCAATCCAACTCGGCATCTCTCCGTTTCTTACTCTCTCCTGGTATCGGTTCAAACACAGCTGCTTCACTGGTACTGATCTACCTATCTGAACAAACATACCTCTTTGCTTGTCCCAGGCAAATGCTCCGTACTCCACGTTTTCAACTGCGGCTTTCATAGTCTCCACTGCCGCATCCAATGCGTCCAGTTCTACCGGTCCAGGCGGCATCTCTTCGATGTTCCGGATATTATGCAGGTACGTTTCCAGTACCGCCGCATTTTCTCTGAGCGTCATTCGTCCTCTCCCTCCTCTTCTTCCTGGTGCCAATGATACTTGCAATCCGGATTTTCGCATCTGCCGTTCCACATCGTGCTGCCGCATTCCGGGCAGGTGGTCGCCTCGTATGATCCTCCGCCTAACATCTGATCCGCTCCTTTCTACAAATACGAACATCCATATCTCTTCCGGAAAGTTTCTCTGCCTCCCTTATGGATAATCTGTTTTACTTCGCCTTCCTCCCTGCCTTCATCGATAATCCTTGCAAATTCATCTGCCTTCTGCAGGGCGTATTCTTTTTCCCAGGCCAGCTGTCCGATAATCTTTGACATTCTCTCTGCCATCGGGTTTCCGTGTATTCTCATTAGGATTTCTCCCATATTGTGACAGTTGTTACATACCGGCACTTTCAATCCGTCCTTCTCGCTCAGTTCTCTACCGGCGGTACCGAACACCAAATGATGCTCAGCTTCCGACGGTCTGCCGCAGATGAAACAGATTTCCGGATAGTCTGTCACTATTCCTTTACTCACCGCTTGCACCTACTTTCTGTTTCCAACTCCAATGATTACCAAGAACGCAAATACCACTAATGCTGCCATAGTCTCGCCTCCTTAACCAAAAACCACTGTTCCGAATAGTGCGTACTGGATGATCGCATCACACACGATTGCGTCTGCATTGCAGGTGTCGAATCTGATCTTGCCATCCATCTGCTCTAAGCAGTTGCAGCCAACCGGTGTAATCGCCCACAGCTCTACTCCTTTCTTGAACTTCTCCAAGTCCAGCTCGTAATACTCTGTCTCGTCCTTGTCGAACGGTTCCGGCAGGTGTAATCTCAGTTTTCCGCCTCTTGCGATCTGCTCGCTTCCATATTCTCCGAGATAATCGCCTACAACCTTTGCCTCATCACACCAGTAAGTGATGCCACCCTCCAATGCTCCGCACATAATGTCGTCAATATCTTCCTGGGTAAGTACGATTTCCAATGTTACACTTACCGTTACCTGTTTTTCTTTCTCTTTGCCGCCCATGACTTGCTCTCCTTCTTTTTTATTGCTTTTTCTATCTCTCCGAGTTTTTCATCACTGAGAAACTTAAAATTCACGCCTGCGTCTGTAAACGCTGTAAAAATGCTATCCTGCACCGCCTTGACTGTCGCCCAGTCCGGTTCATCGTCCTGCGTTCTGATACCGAACTGAACCATGTAGTCCTCGATCACGTGCCATAACTCATATTCCAGCTCGTCCATACATCCGAGTGCCGATACGTCCACGACCGCCGGTGCTGTTATTTTCTTTCCGTCTGCCAGTTCCAGGTCTACTGTGTCAATCTCTTCTCCGAACTCACCGCCTTTCTTGTGGTGTGCCAGGATGTCGCCTGCAAAGTCATAGCCTCTGTCGATCATAGCCTCGCTGTTGTCGTCGTACAGTCTGAAACATCCGGCCAGTTCGCCCTTCTCGTGTCTCTGCAGAACTTCTTCCCAGGTCAGCTTTCGCATTCCCAACCAGGTGTAACCCATTATTCATCGCCTCCTTCGTAATTTGCTCCACAGTACGGACACTTCGTTACTCCATAGCAATTAAATATTTTCCCGCATTCCTTGCAGGTGTCCAGCTCCCCATTTCTCTGCCAATCTTCCAACAGGCTACTTACGTGCTGCCAGTCCAGTGCCTCGAAAACTTCCTCTGCTAAATCGTCCTGCTGATTGCACTCCTGCAGGATGCTGTTTCTCGTGTACACCGTATCGGATAATTCCGGGATGTAGCACGGATCATCCGGTCTGTGATAAAACGCATCTTCGTCTTTGAAGATATGTCCCTGTCCGTAGAACTCACGGACGATCTTCTCACCTTCTCCATTTTCATCCGGCGGCGTGTAACTGCCAACCAGTACCGGGATGTTTGCTTTCTGTAAGGCCTGCGACAGTTCCAATATCATACCGTCAATGGCTTCTGCATCCTTTACAATCTCCCTTGTGGAAGGAACTCCACTCGTTCCGCTTCTCTTGGCCTCTATCCACATTTCAATATGCTCGTCGATGTCGAAATCTTCGTAATAGGATTCCAAGCTGTCCTTGAAACTATCTGCCTGGTTCTCTTCATCGAAATCAATCGTCATAGAGAAATCTTCGCCTGCAGGTGACGACTGCCCGATTTCAACATAGGTTCTTCTACTGCCCGGCTCAATGTAGGTTTCCCAGTTCCACCCCATTTCTTCTGCCTTGTCGAGAAGCATTTTCAAGCCTCTCGATATGTCCTTGTATTCTTCCATATCCTCATTCCTCCGCATCTGCGTAGTACGCATCGAATGCAATACCGGCATTTACCAGCTTATCTTCTAGGTAATTACCGTAGCACCAGCCGTCTCCATCTTCCCAAAAACTGTCCCAGGCTTTCTCCAATACCTCTCTCGCCTTCTCTTCATCATCTTTGCTTACAACAAACACGCAATCCATCCAGTCGTTTAACTGTGACTGCACTCTGATTACGCTTTCCTTTAATACTTCCACTCCGATATTCATTGTGTCTGCTCCTTTCTCAAATGTAATAGCAACTGAAATTCCAGTGATGCCCGAACTCATAGTACAAGCCGTATCTCTCGAATATCTTGTCAAATTCTCTTCTCACCGAAGGAAGGATGCCGTAATACAACATCTCGCATACCGGACCTTCAAAGCTCATGCTGAGAATGTGGTCCGGATTCACGTACTCGAAATACGTTCTTGGGTCCTGGTTCTCTTCCTCGATCAGATGCTCTCTGTCGTTGTAGTAATACTTTCCGGTTACCGGATCATGCTGTGTGAACCGCTTTCCGTTGAAATAGATGTCTACATCCTGCCATAACCCATGCTCCAGCAGAAACTCTCTGATTTCCTTTGCCAGGTTCTCAATCTGCTCTGCCGTCAGCTTTGCCGTTGAACTCATGCAACCTCCTCCTTTCTTACTCTCTTCTTAACAAGTCTTGCCGGGTACTGAGGCTGATTCTCTCTGTACTCTTTCAGTCTCGCCCTTGCCTCTTCTCTTGTGAACTCTGTCAATGTGTACTCCCAGCCGTACCCGTAATTCAGCTGCAACTCCCAGGTGTCGATTGTCTTTCTCTCGTATGCCATCCTACGCAACCTCCTCTTTCTTCGGCTTTCTGCCACGTCTCTTCGGCTTTTCGACCGGCTTTTCTTCCTTGGCCTCTTCTGTAGGTTCCTCGGCCACCTGCTCCTCAACCTTCTCTTCGGCCGCCGGTTCTTCCTTGACTACCGGCTCTGCAGGAAGCACAACATCCAGCTTGTATCTCTTTGTAATGCTCTGAATCATCGTCGCTACCTCTGTGCTTACTTCCTGGATTTCGTCCTCGGTAAGTCCTTCTGTCAAGCTCTCTGTCTCGGTCCAATATCCTGCATTATCCAGGAAATGATTTAATACCTTCTTTGCTCTATCATGTTTTACGTCCCACTTCATATCGTTTACCTCTCTTCCTTTTCTCCGTCGATCAATGCCAGTACCACTACTCCATTTATCAAAATTGCTACCAAATTCTTCGCTCTCATACCGTCGTATATGCCGACCATAAAGTTGATGAACAATACCGACTGCAGGAACTGTCTTAATTTCTTCATTGCCAAATCAGCCTCCTTTATGATAGACTTAACAGTTGAGAGGCGGTGTTGCTGCCTCCCGACCGTTAAGGGAACTACTTAATCAATCAAACCTAACCATTTCAGAATTGCCGTAATCACTGACACAATCATGATTACTATGGTGGAGATTATGCTGGCCTGCTTTTCTCTCTTCTGTAATTTAAGGTTTTCGATTTCAAGTAGTTCCTTTTCCTTTGTAGAAAAGTCTTTCTTCCTACCTTTCTTACCCAACTGGTAATTCCTCCTTCCTTAGGATTTAATCAAATTGTTTTGTTTGATTATGGTTATATTATAACTCGCAGTTGCGTATTTGTCAATAGATATACTTCTATTTTCCGAGTTTTTACCAAATAATTTTCGCACTTGCGACAACTTTTGCAATTTCCGGATCATCAACACCAACTAGTGTATTGCTCTGCATTTTCATTTGCGAGGGTTGCAAACCCGCATGGTTGCTTGGTGTGTTGTAAGATTTCTTACATGATTTCTTCTATGGTTTCTACAAGGATTCTTTACTAGATATTAGAGATTAGATAATAGATATTAGAGATAGAATAATATATGCTCATTTGCGTACTCTCAAAAGCGTATTTTATCCACAAATGCGTGTGGATAATGTGGATAATTACACCTCTGAAAACATATAGAACTATGACTTCGTACACGGTTCAATACTGGCTTTTAGTCTTTAGGCATAGAATAGGTACTAAAATCGCCTATCGTGTCTCGGGAACTTTTCGTCAAAATACCCGGTCTTATTTTGGTTATTTTGTATATTGATTTTACCTGCGGTCTTGTTCCGCTTTTCTGCAATAAAAAAGAGCCTACAACCCCTGCGGATCATAGGCTCTCTTACTTACTCTGCTGAGTTGATGAAATCCTGGCAGTCCAGTTCCCGGTATGCCTTTTCAAAGGTTTCCTTCGGACTCCATGATACATAACCATCCGGATATTTCACGGCGTACCCAGGTACTCCGTTCTTCTCCTTCGGCTCAGCTTTTACAATTTTCACGCCGATATAGTTTTTCATAATGCCACCGTTTCCTCCTGTTATTTTACTCTGATGGTGTCTCCTGCGATAATAAGGTTCGGATTCTCAATGCCATTGAGTTGAGCAATCGCATTGACCGTAGTTTCATACTTCGCTGCAATACCGGAAAGCGTATCTCCACTCTTAATGGTGTAATACTTTTTGTTTCCGGCGTTGATTACGTCCTGGACCTCCTGCCATCTACTGCCAAGAACAGTCCTTCTCACTTCATCGTCACCATACTTACCGGCCCACACCTCATCTACAAGTTCCTGCACTGATGCTTTGTCGATGTGATTGATTACATCCTGCACTTCATTGTATCTGCTACCGAGAGCTGCCTTTCTTGCGTCCCCCCCGCCGAACTCGTCCTTCATCGTTCTGTAAAGTAGGTCGAGTGTGCTGCCTTCCGGCTCTGCAATCTCCGGCTCCTTAGCTTCATCTCCTGTGCTGGCAGAGAATCCATTGAGACCTGCCTTCTTGATTTCTGTCTCAAAATCACGATAGCAAAAATCTTGATCCACAGTTCTTCCGCAGATTGTCTTGTCGGCAATGTAGTTATACTCTCCTCCGTACTGCCAAATATCGTGACCTGTTACCGGCTCATTTGAAGAATATCTCGCTACCCAATGAGTGAATCTCTGCAGGCGATCATCGTCTACGTGTGCCTGGAAATGCGAATCAGATGTATATACTCCGACAAAATATCCAGCCTTCTCACACTTGTCGCAGAACGCAATCACAATATCCGTAAGAACATCTCTGCTATTGTTCAGCATCTTACCTTCTACGTCGTAGTAGATAGGATATTCAAACTGTTTTCCGGCAATGACGGACAGAAAATGATCTGCCTCCTGTTCCGCCTCCGCAACAGACTTTGCATTGCCGTAATAGTATGCACCTACCGGAAGTCCGATAGCCTTACACTGTGCATAGTAATTTTCAAACTTGCTATCCTTGTACTTGCCATCATCTGCTCCTGCAGCTTTAATGATAGCAAATCTCACTCCTCTTTCGTTCCTGGCCTGCTCGATGCTCATATCTCCCTGCCAGTGTGAAATATCAATACCAAATAGTTTTTCCATAGAAAACTCCTCCTTAAATCAAAATAAGGGGCAGCTTTTCAGCCACCCCGATGTGATACCTTTTCAGAACTTACGCTTTGATTAACTTTCCTTTTTTGAGAAGATTAACCATCTTGGTGTTCTGCGCTGCGGTATATGCGTAATTTGTAATTCCGTTTGCGGCTGCGATCTTGGCCCGGTGCGCCTTCGATGTGTCTTTCTCGCCCACTGCGGCAAGCGCCGTAATGATAGAACCCGATGCCCCTTCATACTTAGGGTAATAGGCGTTTCCACGTCTCGGATTTCCGAAAACAACAACCACCGTGTGTCCTTTGGTCTTTGTGACAAGCACATCGCCGTTGAACAGTTCAGTTTTGGAAGTTACCGCAATCGGTTCCATAAACTGTCCTGTTGCTTTTAATGCCGAAACCTCGGACGCTGTGTTGAAATTTCCCGGATCAAAGCCAGCCTGGATGCAGCACGCTCTCACAAGTGAACTGCAGTCTGCCTCTGTCTTTACAGAAATTTTAGAGAGCTTTCCGACTCTTCTCAGCTGTTCGATCACATTGCTTCTATGCCCCTGGCAATATCCGATATTGTTGTTTCTGCATCCCTGCAGCATAGCTTCTGCGATGGCGTTTGCTACCGTGATGCTCTTCGGTCTCAGACAGTACCAGCCTTTTGAATGGACGTAATACGCCTGGGTTGATACCTCGTTTCCAGTCTGATCTCCCGGTTTTCCTCCGGAAATGTGACCGTTCTCGTCAATTCTTGCGCTTCCAACTACTAAACTCATGGTTCTTCCTCCTAACAAAAATAGGGCAGTCTTTCGACCGCCCTGTGCTTACGATATGTTCTCGGATTACTCCTCATCCTCACTGTTGGAGCCGATGTTGGCTGAGTCAGTCAAGCCTTCACCGATGATGTACGCCACTACTGACGCTCCCGCCATAATGAGTGCTGTAACCTGTGTTGCCGTGTTGTCTGTGCCGCCAGTAGCCAGGATCATCATAGATACGAATGACGCTACCGCAGTCCACAACTTTCTGCTTGTGAGTTTTCTAACCCAATCAATTTTCTTCATGTTCCTTTACCTCCTGTTATAAAAATGAATTTTTTTCCATGCACTTCTGATAAACTTTGTCTATCTCGGCAATGGCATTTACTGCTTTGCTGTTCTTGTATTCCGGATGCTCTGTGCAATAACGCTCATAGTCCGAAATATCATCTAAAATCTGATTGAAAAACTCTTCGGAATGTTTGACATCCCTTCTCAACTCGTCGGCAAATCGCAGGATTCTTGTACGGCATCCGTCGGCATCATCTTTATCCATGCGCCTTTCGAGCTTGTTGTGCTTTTCTCCCAGTTCTTTTAACTCTTTCTGCACTGATTCCAGCTTATCCATAACATCCTTGTTCATCGACTTTCCGATGGCTCTCATGCCGTTTCCGATAATCTTTCCAACTGCAGACCACGGATTTACCTTGATGGGTGTGATCTGCACCAGCGTCAAGAACAGCAGTAGGACTCCACCACTTGCAAGAATTTCATTCAAAGGCATTGGCTCTTTTACCTCCTTCCCAAACGCACCGTAGTTCCCACGGTACGTCCGTAATATCTGCCGCCTTTTCACCCAAAATGGCCTCTATTACTGCATAAAGAATGGCATCCGCACGTGGGTCCTTATCGAACCGGTACAGATGCCACACCAACTGATTATGCAGGTTCAGCAGACTTTCTTCGTCTGCCTCGGTATTGAGCAAGCCTAACTCTACAGCCGCACTTTCTAGGCGGTCATAGTTGTAAAATTCTGCGTAGGGTATCATGCCTTATACTTACGACCTGTGATTTCCTCGTATTCTTCCTCAGTAATCTTATCCTTTTTGACAGCGTTCTTCACCATAGCCAGGTTCCAACGCTTCGTGTCGTAGTAATCTTTGATTCTGTCGAACCAATCGCTGTGCTGCACTTCTTCCTGGATCGTCTCCTCTGCAGATGTGTCTACTGCCTCTGTTACTTCTTTAGCCTTTGCCATATTACTCTTCCTCACTTTCTTCGGTGCTGGTTGCCGAGTCTCCTGCTTCCGGAAACTCAATGTCTGCCATCATTGCCAGGTAATCAATCTTGGCATTCTGATCGGCCAGCTCTGCCTTCATGTTCTCGTCAGCTCTCATTTTGGCGACATCGCCGCCATTCTTTTTTACTTCCATTTGGCTACCTCCATAATGATTTATAATATTTATCCATGCGCTGCAGGAGCTTAAAACTGTTGCCCTTGCTGGCGTGGTTTCTCCAAGCGTAATAACACTCGTCTACCTTAGCCTTCGTGAGTTCGCCTTGTTTGGCTTTTCTCACCAGCCTTCGTAATATTCGACGTCTTTCTTTGACATTCTTCGGATCGATTATCATAATAACCTTCCCGGTATCTGTTAGCCGGTACTTGAAGCCTAAAAATGTGAAACCGTCTGCAATGCTAAATACCTTTGTTTTCTTTGGATTGAACTCTAACCCCTTCTCGGTCAGTATCTCGCCGATCACTTTTCTGCAGTATTCCAGGTATTCCCTGGAAGAATGAAACGCAAGTGAGTCGTCCATATATCTTCCGAACTCGTCCACATCTAAATCTTCCTTGATTTTGTGGTCGTGGTCGTCCAATGCCGATATGCCGACAATCTGAACCATCTGACTTCCTGGGTTGTAACCCACATCCCCGGCGTACTGTCCGTCGAGTACATCAATGGCTCGCCTTGCTATTTCCGGTTCCAGCTTTCTCTTCAACATTGCGTTGGTTAAGTCGTGCCGCATATTCGGATAATACCCATGCACATCTATCTGCAGACCATAAAATTCTGTACCATATTTCCGGTACATTCTCTGCAGAAATAGTTTCATCCTATCTCTCGCATCATCGGTACCCTTGCCTCGCTGGCAGGCCCAATTATCACGAATGAACGAATTTGTCATTATTGGGTACAGTGCGTTGTCGTTCAAACTTCTCTGATAAACACGGTCTCTGAAACATACACTGATGATTTCTCTTTTCTTCGGCCTGGTTATCGTGAATTTCGCTATCTGCCTTGCCTTGTAGGTTTCATTTTCCAACTGCTCGTTGAGCTTGTATGTTTCCTCCAGGCTGTTCAATACATAATGTGCAACGGACTCTTTCCAAATAACTCCTTTCTTGCACTTGTGCATCGAATCATATAAGGCTTCAAAGCCGATTACTTCTTCCATATCCATAAAACTTATAGATAGGTCCATAGCGTTGACAGCGGGTAACAGTCGTTCTCCGGCTGACCGCATCGCTACAGTGTTGTTCGCCTTACGGCCGGATGCAGGCTCCTTGTGTTTGATTGGTTGGAGCGCCATTCTTACGGAATAGCCTTTATGTCCTTAATACCACACAATCCGGGGCGCAGCGATTGGCGTTGATGGCGTTGTTGTTGTTGACGTTGCCGCTAGAGTTCACGTACCACGTATTGTACGAATTGCCACGATTAGCCGAGCGCAAGCGGACGGTCTGCGTTTAGCCTACATCCGTATAATAAAAACTACTCCGCAATTTGGGAGTAGCGTTTACTATCACTTTCATTCCAACTACGGATCATACCTCGGACTTTCAAAACCTTACCGGTCCAAAATTTGATTCGCTTATTTTTGAGATGAAACGAGGATTTCGCAATTCCGATCAGAGCCAGGAGCCTGTTGCATTCCCTGGCCGCACGAAGTTGTAGCTCCCTGCGGACTCTCCAATCATCTTTAGTCGTTACCCTTACATTGTTGGCATCCCAAGCATCGATGTAGATACTCTTTGCAGTCTCGATAATGTCGTCTGTAACTTGTCTTTGGTACTCCGGAAGAAAAATTTTCTCGTTCTTCGTGATTCTGAGAGTGTAAGTTACTAAGTCCAACGCCTGCACGAATACTTCCAGTCTGCTTTCTCTTCTTTCTCCAACTGGTACTGACACGCTATGTTCCTCCTTTCTCTGAAATTATACCCGGCATCCGTGGGTGCCGGGATTTATTGATTGCTGATTAGCAGAAATCACAAGCCGGGGCGCAGCGATGGGCGTGAATGGCGCTGCCGTCGTTGACGGAGCCGCCAGAGTTCACGTACCACGTAAGGTACGAATTGCCACGATGAGCCGAGCGCAAGCGGACGTGCCGCGGTGAAGTGTGATTCTCAATCGCAAATGTACGAATCTGAGGGTATGTCTGCCATTTTTTCATCTTGGTTGTCATATTAGAAGCTCTCTTCCAATAATCCCAAGTAGAACCCTCTCCTGCAAGTTCCGGTTCAATCGACATCTGTTCCAACGCAGGCAGATAAATCTTGTCATACGTTGTTTCGAGCGGGTCAACCGAGTTGCTGCTTGTAGTGTCTGTAACAGTATTGAGTGCTGTTATAACCTTTGTCGGTCTGAGGATTTCCAGGAAATCTGCGTCAAAACCTGTCAAGAAGCCGGCCTTTGTTGCAAGCTGATCCGGGCATCTATCGAAGTCGTTCTGTGGAGTCCACCACTCGCCTACTCCCTTTTCTGAGTTAAGCCACTGGCGCATTGCCGACTGGGACCATCTGTTGTAACCGTATGCTACTCTCTGCAGACAGTTGAGCTTTCCATCTCCTCCAAATCTTAAGACTCCGAGGCTTGTTCCGGAACTTCCTTCTGTTACCGAAACCGTCTCGATGGCATCCACCGCTGTCTTATTGTTGTATGAATATACCTTCCAAGTAGAAGGTGCCTGATCCGGTGCGCCTCTGAATCCGGCAAGCTGTCCGCCTGCTGGCACAGGCTTTGTGAGCGTAAACTGGTATTTTTTTCCGGCTACGCAATATCCTTTGTCACCCCATGTATTGCCAATCTCAATATAGTACGTTCCTGCAGCAAGTCCTTCTGTCGCATAGAAAAACGCCTGGTACTGATTGAACTGCACCCCGAACGGTGTAGCATAGTGCCACTGTACGGTCATGCTCGGAAGTTCCTCACCATCCTGCAATGCTGATGTTCCAAAAGCTACAATATCAAGCGGTACATCGTATTTCTGCCTCGTTGCGATGTCCGTCCAAGGAACGATAATCTGATCGCCAACCTGGAACACTTTACTTGCCTGGCCTGCGCGCACAACATTAAGTACATCCTTAATGGATGTCGGCTTATAATTGATGCCGCTGGCAAGTGATGTTAAAATCTCATTCTGTAACTGCATCTGAGCCACAACCTGCTTTGCTGTTTCGTCCAGCACTACCGGTTTTG